GCTACCAGATGAAGAACCACTAGCCGAAACAGATATCAATTTATCGGTAGGTTTTGTATAACGTTCCAATGCAGATAGCATGTCGTATATAATTCCTAACTCAATGTATTCTCGATCCAATTTGGTGGCATTGAACTCCGGATCTTTTTTCTCCAAAGCTTTGATAGAGGCCTCTACCATCTTGTCAATGGTGGGTTGTAGTTCATTTAACAAGGTATCTACGAAACGCTTACCAACCGCTTCCGGAAGCAAATTACTTAGTTTTATCATGGAAATTAGTTTTAAATAAATACCAAATCACAACTTTCTTCTTCTGTAACGGCGTTGTCTTTGGCTTTCTTTTCCCATACCTAAAAGGATCAAGAATAATAGCATTGCAATGATTACTGTCATAACTTTTATTTTTTATTTTATAGTGTTAATACATGATGCGAACCAACTAATTGGTGAATTGTAATGAGGCTGATCTGGCCAATAATCTGGATCAACATCGTTTGCCTCAACCATATACTCCACCAACATATATTTGTCGGTTTTGTATATATCGGTAACTAGTACACGTTGGCCGTTTTGTAACTCATAGGCCTTACCGGTCTCTATTCGTACTATTACTGGTGATTCGTTTTTACGGGAATTCAATGGCCAAAATACTCGGGCAAAATGGCCTGGCATATATCTCAATTCATGATATACCGGTGATACTAAATTTGTCATAACCTTTATTTTTTATTATACTTAAAGATAAGTAAAAAAGCGATTGTCTCCAACCGCTTTTTGAAATTTTAAGACTTTTTAAGAAAAAATCTATTCTCTATTACGTAAAACAAACATATCGTTTGTAATCTGGGTTGCCCAGTTACCAGGTAAACTAGCACCCTGCTTCTTAATGTATTCCAAATAAACACGACCTCTCTTGGATTGTATAATTGGCTTACCTTCTTCCGCATCCTCCAATTTAGCAGCAATCCTAATCTCCGTAAGCTTAACCCACTTTATTTTAAAAATCTCTTCAACCACTTCCTTTGTAATAGCAACTACAGTACTTAACACTTTAAATTGCTCTCCAAAATTTGTAATCACCTCTTTTTCACTTCCAGCAACATCAAAAGCTATAACTATGATCAAGTTGTAAGTAGGTGGTTTAGGGTTATCTGGTTTTCTATTAAAGCTGATATTCACTTTTCTACTATACCCTCCGCCAATCTTTGCTTCGTATGTTGCTTTATCACCTTTGAACTTATATGTTAAGATTGGAAGTTCTTCCCACTGACCGGATATATTCTTGGACCTATCAGCCGAAGCCATCTCCTCCGCCCATGTATCAACACTTGATCCGCCGCTACGCGAAAAAGGAAAAGGTGTAACTCCTTCCCCTATTTCATTCAATGCTTTAGATACTTCCTCTTTAATAATTTGCTTTAGCTCAGATATTTTCATTGTCAGATATTTTCATTGTTTTGCCTTAACCTAATCATAATCCTTTAAAGTATTGTTTAGGATCAACACCAGCATCATCAAATGCCCTGGCGTAATAATCATCCCAGTTAATTAAATTAACCTTAGGTACTTTAATCGAATCACCCAACACAAATACTTCGTATTCTGTGAAAAGATCAGTTAAAGCTAGGCTTAGGTGTGGATTAATTAATGCGGTAGGATATGTGTCTGGAATCTCTAATACAACGGGTACCATACCAGTATAATCCCCCTGCACGACTTTCTGTACAAACAAATCGTAATCACGTTTAGTTTGCATAATACCATTCTCAGATGCGTAGGATTGAGCAAACGCCTCAGCTATGGAATTATCAGGAGTGAACGAGGTGAAACCCTTATAGCCACTACCAATAGCACTCCACGTGTATGGCGCGCTGTTTGCAATAGCACCACTGATAAAACCAACACTATTATCTAGCTTCCATGTGCCGGTCATATTCATTAAGTCTTTAAGTGGAATCACAGTGCCTCGATACAAGCTATTACCTTTATATAGATCGCGTCCTGACGTCGGATCAAGCACTCTTGAAAACTTCTTCTTGAGTGGCAACAACTGTTTAAGCTTATCGCCCAATTCCGTGTCATTCTTACCTAGGTGAGGTGTGTCGATCCACCTTTGTATCAAACGAATAATGCGATCTTCATCCTCAGTATTAGGTTCCTTTTCAATACCAAGCTTCTGCCATCGATCAAGCTTATAAACCTTGTTGGGATCACCAAAAAGCACCTTACCAACCTCAAGCTCTTGTAATGCTTTAGATACTTCCTCTTTAATGATTTGCTTTAGTTCTGATAGTTTCATAAAGGCATTGCTTTTTTGTATGTGTCAACATCGACATCCCAATCTTCAGGATCTAACTGCTCTATTCTTTTCATGATAGTATCGTAATAAAAATCAGCGCTTCCAGCCTTGGGTCTAGTCGTAAGTACTTTGTATTTTTTACCTTTCCGAGTAGTCATTATGTTACCCGCAACACTTGTAACAGCGTTATCCGAGGGATCATTTGCTTCATTTAATACCGCGGAAATCTCTTTTCTAATAATTTGTTTTAGTTCGGATATTTTCATATTTTTAGCTTTCTTAATTTCAGGTTCATAAAACTTCAGACCTTGTAATTCTTGCTTTGCTTTAGCTAAAGTTAAAGGTTGTTTATTTAAGATATAATCACCCCAGACTATATTATACTTTTCCATATCGTAGTTTAGTAATAAATATAGCCGTTTCAATCTTTACTAAAGGCAACTACTTTAGCGATCCATTCTGCTACTTGATCTGGTGTTTGGTAACCCAATACCGTGTCTCCATTTTCAAATACATACCAATCACCCGCACCATCTCCTGGCCAAATGGCTATTTCTGCATCACTACTTTGTACAACGTTTAGATCCTTAGCGAATTCAAAACCATCTGGGTGGTTACGGTTGTCACAATAGCTACCATACCCGAATTGAACACTAATAGTCCATCCGTTTTCAAACACCATTTGGAACCCTTTGTTTCCTGTTGCTCTAAATTCACTCATAACTTTTATTTATTTTCTAAAAACGATGCTACTGATTTTATTGATCCTTCTAGATAACCGACGATAAACGCATGCGATACTTTATTTTCGTTCCACATTTGATTTGCTTTTACAATTGCATCTCTTAATTCTTGGGCCGCTGTTTTGATTTTCTTTTTACTCATAACCTTTATTTTTTATTATACTTAAAGATAAGACCTTTTACGCAATGATCAAACCACTATCCTCAATTTTAAGACTTTTTAAGACTTTCACATATCATATGTTTCTCGGTAATAGTTTTCCGAGCAATCGACCTTTGGATTGTTTGGATCATAAAAATCTCCTGAGAATAATTCACCTTGTGTGAATGCTAATTTGATTTGCTCCTCGAACATTGCATTGGCTTGTTGAAATAATCCTTCAAATTGCATTTGTTGTTCATATGTTAAGCTTAATGATTTTTGCAACCATATTACTGCTGTCTGTTTCACTTTATTTGTTCTCCTCTATCTTTGAAATGATTGTTCTTGCTATTGGGTAGCATGCTACTAATTGATCTTTATAATCTTTATGATTTTTAAACGCATAGAACCCCGATGATGTTGAGTCGAGGTATTCTGCTTGTACATATGCATCCCTTAGGTTGGTGCCTACTATGATTAATAGGTGGTATGTTTTCATTTTTGTTGCTCCTTTACGATTTTGATTAGTTGTTGAAGACAAGCAAGTTCTGCTTCTTCGTATGTGTTAAAGTGTCTATAAACTACTTCTTGCCCTTTAATTAACCAGTCATAGTATTCTTTATTGTCTTCCATACTAGTTCTAAACATTATACAAGATTTAAGATTATGCTTCTCTCTAAACCATCTAAATGCTTGAGAGTAGGTTGGTGCTGCAGTTTTACCAATTGGATGATTTGAGTTTTTGTAACTCGTAGTAATAGAATGTGTGTAAGTTGGTGTATCAGTTTTTTCAATTTCCCAACTACCAAGACAAGGTTCATCGAATCCAAGTTGCTTAAGTGCTAGTGCTTCTTGGTATAGTGTAAAGTCTTTCATAACTGTTTCTTTCAATACTTAAAGATAAGAACTGTTTTCCTATCTTCAAACTTTTATTTTGGTTTTTAAGGTTTGTTAAGATATTGCTCCTTCTTAAATTGGTTGATCCACTGATTGAACTTGCCCTCTGTGGGCTCGTCCAATTGACCTATGCAGTAGGCTTTGTAGGCAATGGCTCTTACCTCATCGTAAGAGTAACTACTTTGCTCCATCCATTTAGCTCCTTCAGTAAACAACTCTCTATTGTACTCTCCAATATCACAATACACCTCATCTTCATATCCATTATCTGGATATAATCTTTTAGCAACCTCTTCTATTGTTTCTTTCATAACCTTACTTGTTTTTTAATTGCTCGAGCCACTCTGTAATGTCTTCTTTACCTTCAAAAATAGTAGGCCAAGAATTCATCTCTATGAGTAAGTCTATTACCTCTTCCTCGCTATACATTCTCTTGTCTTGGCTAGGCGCTTCCGTAGTTTCGGTAGCTACCTTTTTAGCACGTTTCTTTTTCGGTTCCATTTCAAATCCTGAATAAAATTCCATAACTTTTATTTTTTATTATACTTAAAGATAAGACCATTTTCGCAAATGGCCAAGACTTTTTTTACTTTTCTTCGTATACTGGCAGCACGGTCTCGAAGAACTTCTGGATCTTACTTACATGCATCCACTGAACTGATTCGTACCACCCTCTATTGTTCTTAACATTCTTAACACAAAAGTTCCACATGTTAGGACTTGGAAATTCTCCAATACATTTCACTGCTTTTAAATTACCTTCGATAGCCTCGAAGTATTCAATTTCATTTTTCATAACTTATTTGTTAAATGTTTCGTTGTAGTATCGTTGAGATTTTTCTATTTCGAAAGAATGAGTAGGTTAATAAAAATCTCTAATTTCAGTTTTTACAATAATTAGTCTATTACCCAATTCAGGGTTGATTTTGATAATCATCTCCCTTTCTTTGTTAAGAGTTTCTTCACTATTAGACCACTTTTCAAACACATATAATCTTGTTCCGTCAAGTAATACAAAATTATATACACCCGTTTTTGACTTATTGAAGTCACTGACTAATGATATTTTTTTCATAACTCTTATTTTTTTATTATACTTAAAGATAAGTACTAGTCCGCAATGCTCCAACCTTTTTGTTGTGAATGTTGTGAATTTAAGACTTTTTAAGACTTTGCCTAATAATAGGGCGAAGGTCGATCTACACCGATCTCTACGCCCCGTAAGTGCGGTGTTAGCAATGTGTGGCCTCCGGCCCCTCCACGATCGTGCCACTAGCCTAGCATTTTATGGCGCATAGTGTGTGTATGTGGCAGTGAGCTCCTCGCCCGCCTCAATATCACGGCTTGTGACTAACCGCAATACTCCAGCATCAAAATCTTGGCGTATGTGGCAATTGCCGGGCACTGAATGGTTGAAGAATCCTCCTAATGGTAATCGAGTAAGCCCGTATTGAAAATCCGCATTGGTCTCAAATCCGGGTGGCGTATGAATCAAATGCGTTATGCCTAACACTGTGTCTTTGGGAATGGGCTGGGTGGCAAATAATCCTAATCCGTCTATAGTGGATGGGGCAATGGTTACAGTGTCGGGTAATGGTCTATACATACAATAATATATCGTGGCGCCAGTGGATATGTGGAATCATGTCTTCTTGCTTGGCTTCTTGGTAGGATTCTTGGTAGGTAGTATACGAGCCTCGTATTCTTAGCTAAAGTTCTCTATATGAAAAAAATCTATGTACACAATGAAAAACGGTTATATGCGCCCCATATTATAGAATCCCCCTATATGTAATGGTAAAGCGCGGGCTCCCCCCAATATACCCCGGTTTTGGGGTGGTTTTGGGTGGTTTTTATATATATAGGGCTGTTTTCATATGTATGTTCGGGTATGGGTGGGTATGCCTCGGTATGGCTATATATGGGGTTACGTTACATATGTCCAGTATATATACTGCTATTACCATGGTTACGGTTGCTCTCGTTATATATATAGCACTGAACTGCTCGAATACTTCTTGCTACTGCTGGCCTGGCTTTCCGTATACGGAGATATTGCTTAGTCGATCTATTATATATAGGGCATTGCAACTATATATGATCGGATCGGTATATGGATGAGCCTTATATCTTTGTTTCCATAGCTTATACAACGTATGCGCAGCTTTTATTTGGTTTGGCCTGTCTATAGATGTGCATACCCGAGCCACCCATTCGGCTTCTTCGGCCAGCCTTTGATTCCAGGTATCCTTTGCATTCCTGGTATAGTCCCATGCCGCGGCTATATACATATGATGTCTCATTCTATATATAACTATCCTGGACGCTGTATATCTAGAGAACCGAATCAAAAGTACAATTATTGGGCCGTACGCCTAGCTTCAATGGGTCCGGGCATATATATGGATTGGCACTATATATAACAAGCATCACCAGTATCAATGATAACCGGTTCTAAAATGAACATATGGTGCTATTCTCTATATATAAGAGAGAGCCTAACCGGACGCTGTATATCTAGTGCTCGATACCGAAAGTCCATTTACCAGGCCGTACGAACAGCAGAAGAGGACCACGAAGGTCCCCTCCCTATATATACTCGGTACACGTCTGGGCATCGTTATATATAATGATTTGCTACGATATCTCTTGCAATGGATCCGTATTGGGTGGAAAAAGTTCTCTATATAGTCTTGGACGTTCCCACAAAAGTTTTATTTTACCATTACTCCTCAGGCTCTATAAACGTGGCATCCAGATGCACTACCTCCATACACTTCCCCTACACAATCCTCTGGATTTGGAGCACTACCATTTCCCGGGATACCTATCACAACTACATGTAGATAATACTCAATAGTTCAATCCTATACTATATAGAGATCTTAAAATGGTAAATCGGTTTCTGCCCTACACGCGGCTTCCCACTCTATCCATTGAGCCAACCTTATGCTTATTGCTAGACTATACCTATCTGTTTGGGTATTACTATACTCTGGATATCTCCATTCACTTCTTTGCGCATTGCGATATATAGCATGCGGATCCATATATACTTGCACTATTGCATTTGGTACTTCACATTTTGCATGCTCATTAATTAGCATCTTACCGGAACCTTTAATTGGTTCCCAATCTTCATTACCCATTAGAGGCACTCATTCCTGCTATCATGCCGTTCCATCCACTATTCTCATTGGCATGCATTTCCGTTTCTAGATCCTTACACCATTTGTCTTGATAATGGTAAACTAGGTTTCTCAATGAATCTGCAAAGTCTCCTCTTAAATGGCCGTGAAAGAAGAATTGATGATTGGTAATGCTAATCATGGCATCATCCATTTGAATCTGATATTCCCGATTCGGTGTTACTAGATATATACGCTTACTCATTGGGGCTACCCGAATAGTATTGTTTGGATTGCTTGCTAGCTTATGCACCATCTTGCGAATGGCCTGTTCCGTCGGTGTATACTCTGGTACACCTTTAAGCTTGGTGCGATAATAGTTACGGGCCTTGGCTTGGATTTTTTTCAATGTCCACTTCATGATCATATTGTTTTGTTTATACTTGTTTTGCGTTCTTTTGTACGGTGATCAATTGCATTTGTTTATCCGATATTAGCTAAGAATCTTTTGTTCAAAGATCGGCTAACTTCTATAATGTTACTTGGGCTAATGAATTCTGCATCAACACCATACATCTGTTTAAATGCTTCCAGGCCGTATCTGCCATCGGCAATGAAATAGGAAATGATTTGTATACCGGCATTTCGGAAGGCATGCATTTGTTTAGCGGTATGATCATAAGCTGCCTTACCATTATATTGATAACATCCACCACCATTAGTTGATACGGTCATGGAAGGAGCTCCGTCCGAGAAGTTCATGAAGATGGCATCGGTACCAGCAGCATTGCGAATCACTTCTTCTTTGATAGCATCGAAACAAAGGCCTTCTGGAGTCATACCACCGGCATAGATTCTAGTGGCAATCCTATGCAATCTATTCAACGAATGCTTACGAGAATCATAGAAGATGGCTACTACTGGTCTAGTAGCATGGCCGGTATAGTAAGTGCTTCTAGCATCAATAGTAACATTGATATTACCGGCCATTTTCGCTGCGGTGGCAATGGCAATGGATAACATGATACATTTATCGATTGCATGACCATTCATGGATCCGGAAGCATCGATACTCAAATGAAAATGCATTGGCTTGTATCGGCTCACATCTTTACGGAAGAACACACTCTCTATACCATATCCCAATCCGGCAATTGCTCGTTTATCAATCTTACCGGTATCAAGTCTATTGTATTTAGTTTCACGCTCTTCATTACGAATCTTCAACTTACGTCCTAATATCTGACCTAATCGAGCTCCTTCCAAAATGGCATTGGTTCTATGCTGGCCTGCTCTGCTTTCACTTTGGAAAATTGTTCCCTCAAACTCTGACAATGACATGATGTTTTCTGTGCATTCGCGGATCAATGTTACCGGAATCTTCACTGATTGATTCATTGTTTCTCCGTTCCAATTCTGTAAACCAACTTCGGCATTCTTTATTTCAACAGGCTCATCAGCAATTCGATTAACGGTATCAGCATCCTTACGAGACATAACACCTTTGGGCACATCATGATTCAAGAACTCTCTTTGTTTCGAGAAGGCACGATCTGCTCTGGATTGATCCATTGGACTCAATTCATAGTCACCCTCGGATGTTTCAATCTCTTCATATGACATGCTAGCTCCACCAAAGTTTGGCAAATTATCATTGTCTAAGCTATCAAAGAAGTCATTCATGGCCTCGGATGCCAATGGCTGCTGTGGCTCTTCTCCAGGCACTTCATGTACATAACCGCTAAACCCAATGATCTGCCAAAACACTTTGAATGCCAAATCAAATACATCGGAGGTTGATTTAAGACGATCGATATTAGCTAGGTCAATGGTATTGAACACCACATCAAAACCTCGTAAAGCATTTAGGTCACGCTTTGCATTGGTCATGTTAATTAAACGGAAGGACCAATGATCCAAGTTGCTACTATCACGATATTGTTTACTTTTCAAAGCTTTGGTAACGGCTGCACTATTAAAGTATTCATCATACATGGCTTGATAGTAACCACGATATCCAGGAGCATTGCTGTAAATGAATTTATCAATACGGCGATCCTCGATGATATTCATTAGCTCATGCATTCGTCCATGCATAAATCTTTTGAACGATTCTTTAGCTAAAGGAGTATCGTAACGACGAAGATATGATTCGATCCATGGATCCAATACATCAAACCCAACTGACCCAAAGGTGGCAACGAAACATTCGGTATCCATTCTTTTTACATAGTCGAAATCGGTAAGAATACAATGCGAAGCTTCATGCAATGCTAAACCAACGGTGGTATCAAATTTACTATCGGTTAGCTTAGATGAAATGGTAATAAACGATCCATCGGTGAAACTAGCATCTTTGGTATGAAACTTAACCGGAATGTTCTTACCAGTAACAATGTTAACAAAGTTACTAATGGCTCGCTGATATCCGGCCAACATCACTAGGTCTTTGGAGTTACCACGATTCTCATCACGGGTCTCGTATTCCCATTTATCTTGGTTCAACCAGAAGCTAGAATTGCTATACCAATCCTTACCACTTTTCACCTTAGCCTTTTTCTTCAATTTTAACATAACCTTTATTTTTTATTATTCTTAAAGATAAGTACAAATGCTCAATGTACCAACCTTTTTGTTGATTTTTTTTTTACAATAATTTTGCAAACTTTCCTGATCCCCATTCCAAACCATGATATAATTCTGGATGAGTGAACTCGTCAATGATTTCAAATTGGATTGGTAATCCATCAAAGATCTTGGATCCATCCCCGAATTGATAAGCCTCGGATGCCTTTAACGTATCAACATCATTAGGATAGAGAGGTAGTTCCATTGTTCGGGATACTCGAGGCATTACTGGTTCTTGGTAATACACCAACCATTGGTTATTTACCTTTTTCAATGTTCCTTTCATGGCTTACCAATATGGGTCCTCATCGATAAAGTCATTGTCATAGTCTGGCAAACAACGATTCCATTCTTCCTCATCAGCCTGCATCAATAAAGAAGCATCGATGGCTTCAGCATCGGTACCGAACATGTCTTGCAAATCGGCGCTGGTTAACATTTCTAAAGGAGATCCAAAGTATCCAGTATTGGAATTGAATCCTACCTTTTTGGTTTTGCGGCTCTTCTTCGGAGCTTGATTTTGAAAGTTCAACATAGGTTTAATTTTTATTATTCTTAAAGATAAATACAAAAGTTGAAAAGTCCAACCTCTCGGCCGAACTTTTTTCAACTTTGTTATAAAAAAAAATAAAGGTTTCTTACGCTAGGTTGAAGATATCATCGACCTCAGATGCCTCTGACTTGATATACTTCTGTACCAATTGACGGATAAAGGTTCGTTCTGAATCCACTCCTCCGGCATTATCAAAGAACGGAAAGATACATACTTCAGCGGCTTCGTTTAATTTGAATCCATCGGCCATTAGTCCTGCCATTTCAATGGTCAATCGGGTGGAGATGGCACTGGTAATCTTAGGCATTTCTCGAACAACCTCTAGTCGAGTAGTATGAGCAATTTCTGCGATATCATGGACGGATCCGGCTTCTAGATGAGGATATATCATGCTAAGCAATTCCATTTCATCTTCTTTGGTCAGTACATCCATTTCCAAGATAACAAATCGATCCAACAATGCTCGGTCCATGGATCGGGTCGATGTATATTCGTTACCAATATTAGCAGTTGCAATAAATGATACACCTGGAGCAACGGCTACGGTTTTAGCATCTTGATGCTCATCCAATCGTACATACTTCTGATTTGGATCCAATACAGTCATTAAAATATTCCATGCCTCTGGGTGAGCTCGGCTCAACTCATCTAACAAGATAACGGCATTTTCGGTCTGGATCGCTTTGATGAAATGAGATTCAGAGAAATAAGTACCGGTCTCTTTATTGAAATGGACGTTACCAATTAAGGTTGCACGAGGATCCTGAGTAGCTCCTAAGTTGAAATAGAAAAATTCTCGGTTCAAAGCTTTGGCCACATGTTTCGCTGTAACCGATTTACCAGCTCCTGCAGGTCCAGTCATCATGATGTTCTTACCACGCATAACGGATCGGATCAGATACTTCCATTTCAGATCTTTGATGATCAATTCTTTGGGCTTGGTACTGATAGCTTCGTTATGAATAAATGCTAATACCGGATCTGGTTCTTTCATTTCAGATGATGTTTTATTTTCTTGACGATTTGGGATATCGGTGGCAACCTGCTCCATTTTAACACGACGGGCCTTTCCGGTTTCTGTATCATATTCAAGTAACTCGGAATTGGTATGAGCTAACTTTACTAAAGCTTCACGCACATCTTTGTTAAACATTGTACCATTGGTGGTTTGAACGGTACCATCTGCTGATGGGATTAGAATGATTTTTGACATAACCTTTATTTTGTTTATTTTTTATTATTCTTAAAGATAAGACCTTTTTTTCAAATGGCCAAGACTTTTTTTAACTTTTTTTTATTTATCGCTATTTCCGCCTTGGTACTCACCATCGATAAATAGAATAGATTCTCCCTCATTCATTCCTTCGATCTCAATATTGACTACACCTTCATTGGCATTAAAGATGTTGTCCTGGACCGAGATGTCATAATCATTGCCATTCTCGTTTAGAAATTGAATGAATTTTGATGCATTCATGCTATTAGCCGCATCTACGATTTGTTCTTGAATTGATTTTTTCATAACCTTTATTTTTTATTATACTTAAAGATAAGACCTTTTTTGCAATGTACCAACCTTTTTTTAACTTTTTTTTTAGATAGATTTAGTACCCATATGAGCAGGACGAACAACATAAACGTCGGTATAGTCATCCATTGCCGAAACATTTAGTCCTGCCGCAAGGCGTTCAGCATCTTCAAACACCTTACCTTCATATACAATCTCATATGTCCTTCCGGTGGCATTTGCATATTCACGTACAAATTTCCGGACTACATTATACTTTGCTTCATTCATAACCTTTATTTTTTATTATACTTAAAGATAAGACCTTTTTTGCAATAGTCCAAGACTTTTTTTAACTTTTTTTTTATTTCAATACAACGTACCTTACTATCTCACCCGAGAATTCAATCTCGTCCATATCCCATACCTCTATATCATACACCCAATTATATGAGTTCCAATATACAACTCCCATATGGCCGTTTTGATCTTGGGCTAGTATCGAACGGTCGTAAGGCAATTGCTTCTTGTCTACTACTTCAATCCAATTCATAGCTTTGTTTCTTCTAATTCGTTTGGAATGATATCATACGTACGACCTAATGACTCACCGTAACTATAAGCTTTGTCGAAAGAGGTGAATGACTTAACATCATTCCAATCAATGTCTCCCGTCGACATAAATACTACTACTGTATAGATTTTCATAACCTTTATTTTTTATTATACTTAAAGATAAGACCTAAATGTGAAAAGTCCAACCTCTCGGCTGAACTTTTTCAACATTTTTTAAGATTTTAAGACTTTTTAAGACTTATGCCATTTCATGACTTTGTAGGCATATTTGTTAGCCCGTGGCCTACCGGTCGAATATGCTCCTAATGCTCTAAGCCAGGATCCATATCGATCATAAAGAACTCGTAGCATGGAAGCTGATACTTTAACGTTTAGCTCAATGTCATACTTAAGTTCCCGAGATGTCACTTTTCTACCGGCATGAGGTGCAGCATATCTTGGCATTATTTGCATAGGACCCACGGCACCGCATCTACTAACTCTATGTGGATTGTATCCTACGTGGTTGGATCCAAGATACCCAGTTTCTACTCGGGCAACTCCTTGAAGGATCCGGATCGGTACATTATATTCATCAGAATACTTTTTAATTGACCATGCCATCAGGCCATGTTTAGTTGTTGGCTTACCAAGAACCTCTACTGGTACTTGTTCAATTTTCCATGACTTGGTTTGTACCGTAGCAGTTTCAATGTATTCGTTTGGGGTACCGGCACTAGTAAAGCAAATCAAAGCTAATACTAGGATCCAATGAAAGCGATGAGGTCTTCGTTGGAAATAGCTGTTAATGTTTTTTGCACGTCTTTTCATACTGTTTTGGTTTAGGTGTAACGATAAATTTATGTAACTAGTTATGGCATGAGGGTGCAACTCATACAATATAATATAAGACCAAAAGATGGTATTGCGGGTCCTTTTGGCCCGTCATTAAGATTTCATTAAGAGGTTTAAGAGAATTTTAATATCTACTCTGATACTAGTAGACCGAAAATAAAAAAAGATGCGTTAACGATATCCTTAATTGAATACCGTTAACGCTCTCTGTATATAACCATTTGTGATTAAATCACGCTTCGTCTTTGTGGTTTGGCTTTTTAGGAGCAGCAAAGTTATCCAAGCTAGTACCAAATAGGCAAGCAATCGTGATATACTCTACAGCACTAACTAATTCAGCTGAAGGTTTGATTTCCTCATGAGTCTGACTATTAATAATCATGGTCACTGCCAAAGCAAGAAATCCTAGGAAAGCTATAACTCTTTTTGAACTTACATCACCAGATGCAGAACTTAACATTGATTTAAAGAATTGTTTCATAAAATACCTTTCCGATAAATATCAAGTTACTTAAGTAAAGAGTGGAAATGCTTGAAATGCTTGATACGATCTGGTAAACCAATTGTACCGCCATTCACTCTTTTAGTTACAGCTGTTACTGTAGCATCATCAGCTCCTTTAGCAGAGATGGCATTCAAGTTATTCTTATGAAAGAACCAAGCTGCTGAAAGCAAAGGATACTTAGTTGCTACTAGGTCTGGATTGTTAACGATATCATCTTCAACAAACTTATCAAACTCAGCGTAATTAGCTTTACCTGTCAATTGAATAAAGCCGCGGCCTCTGAATTTGAATCCTTCTTTAGAAGCTTCATCACCGTTACCCATTCTACCTCCATAAACACGAGAAGCAATTGCTTCTGGCTTACGAGCATAGGATTCATTTAGGTTTCCCGGAAAGTACTTAGGAAAGATCTTCTTAAGTCCGTCAGCGGAATAGTTAAGGTTTTCGGTTACAACTTTAAAGTTGCCACTCTCATGAGCACATTGTGCCAAAAAGTGAGCTAGTTCCAATGAGGTATCCATTCCGAATTTGGTAACCACCATTGGGATCTGAGCCAACACTGAATCAGGTACGTGACCTTTTAGTTTTTGAATGTCCATTCATTTCCTTTATTTTAATTTGTGTATTGTCCTAATAATTGCTTTGTGGATATGGTTCTTTTGCGTTCGTCTACAACTAGTTCAAAAGGACCAATATATTTTTTATAGCTACCTGAGTTAATGTAATAATATTTCCATATGGCTGGCAATGTCAATGTCATTTCATCGGTAGTAGTTATCCATGTTGCTTTACCTGTTACTGCATTGAATCCATAAATCTCAACCATATCTTCTTTGTTTTTTACAAATTGAAAATGTATGGAATCTAGATGTTGATAGTATTTCACTTCCTGTAAACTTAATACTGTTAACATGAAGGTAGTTTCAACTGTATCCAATGTTCTACATGATAAAGAACTAGCCATTTTTACTTTAATAGTATCAATTCCTTTGGTCCAAGCCGAATCGGTCCAAGTACTTCCTGTACCTTTGTAAACATTGTTCTTGTACCATTTATAAGTAGGCGTTCCTCCATTTGTAGGATTAGCTGTAAGTTGGATCGTAGTTTTTCTTGTAGTTGAAGGATCTCCTAAAATAGTTACAGAAGGAACTACTAATGGAACAATTGATACATTATCAATACCCCAATCTCTTAATGATCCAGCTGAAATGAAAGTAAATTTCAAAGTAGCAGTATTTGTAGTACCGTTCCATGGAATATTAATTTTGATACCTTTCTTCCATGTCGAGAAACTCCAAGAACTAGTTGAAATTCCTGCAGCTGAATTATAAAGTGTAATTGTAGCATTGGATCCACCATTTGCATTAGTTAGCCTTGCATATCTTGTTGTACCTAGATAAATGTCTAAATAAGATGTACCGGTATTAGGACTTTGAGGATAAGCATCTAATGATAATTGTAAAGTAGATGATCCGGATAGACCGGTTACTGACTGTGATAAATCAGAACCAGATGAATTATCTAACTGGTTGTTCACTGAATAAGTTGCATTACCCGAACCATAGTTGGTACTTCTACCCCAACCTGATCCTTTAGTCCAACTATTCCATCCATTTTCAAAGTCGCCGTTTACAACTACATTTGAACATTGAGCATCGCATTGTCCTGATACGAGAACTGATATTAACGTAAAGAATAAAGCTAATCCTAACTTCATGATTACCTGACTATTAATTTGGTTGATACATTGTAACCGATCGTGTAACTTGCCGAGTTTATTAAACTCCTCCATATAACTTGTTTCCATTTTGTTGTTTCATATAATGATATTGGGAATGATAAAGTAAGAGTAGTGACACCCACTCCTTTAGTTAAGTGCCATAGATCTGATCTGAACCAGATATTACCTATTCTTGTTTCTCTAGCCCAACTACTTGGTCCGGTCTGCCCGAAGTGATCCCAAAACGTTGTAGGCATATTTGGAAATGAATTTTTAAACTCGAAAGGATGATTAACTACTTCACTATTAATGCCATATGATAATCCACTTACAAATGCTAAACCTCCACCTACTAGAATTCTGGTCTTAGTGAATTGATCGAAACTAGTAGCAAATAGTTTAACACCATTCTCAGTTTCTTTCATTTGAACTTTAAAGTCTTTATCAAAAGGTAAGAACTTAGCTTGCTCTCTAATTGAATCATATGTAACATACAATCCTAACTTAGCAGCATCTTCTACTTTCTTTTTATAAGCAAGTAATTCTTTACGTAAAGAATCAGTAACTATTAGAATACTATCTGTTGTAATATATTTAATAGTTACTGAATCCTTATATCTAACTAAAGTATCTGTTACTACTTTAAACGAGTCCAAAGCCTCTTTCTGTTCCTTGAATGTCTTGTTAATGTAATTCGATTGATCAACAGAAAGAATAACAACGGAATCACCTCGATAGACTTTGGTTTGGGGGTACTTATTTTTATTTGATTGGGCCGAGAGGGATCCTACGGCCATTAGCATCGAGATCGTAAAGATCGTTCTTAACTTGTTGAAGTTCATCTTTTAGACTGTTTATTTGTTTTTCAAACTTAACTTGATTTCCTTTTTCAGTGGAGTCAATTGCATAACCTACTGCTTGAGTCATCGCTGTTTTAAAACTATCAAGAGCGCCTCCGGCTAAACTATCGAGGGCAGCATTTTCAGCTTTTAATTCAGCATTCTCAGCTCTAAGAGATGTATTCTCATTGTATAAAGAAATATTCTCTTTAACAACTGTAACGTGTTTATCTCCTGCGAAACCGACTTGGAATACAACAAACCCAACTGTCCCAGACATAGCTAAAATAGCATAAAGTAACTTTGCTTTCATTTATTTTATTTTTTATGTTTAGATACTACGATCATATCTCGAAGTTCCAAATAAGCCTTAGTATTAGTTTCAACAAGATCTTTCAATTTAGAATGATCATTGTCAATGTATGAATCGAATTTCTGTTCAAGTTCGTCTACTTTAGTATTTAAACGCTCTTCAGTTTCAAGTTGACGTTGAAGCAATTTCCAACAAGCCCAACCTAAACCTAAAGTAGCAATACCAAGAACACCATATTGAATTAAAGAATCGAACACACCTGCGGTAGGTACGGTCTGTAAAAGCATTACTTAGATAGTTTAGATTTTAACAATTCTTCTCTAAGTTCTTCGATTTTCTTTTTAAGATCCTCATTTTCTTTGAGTTTCTTTTGAACGAACATCCATGATACGTAACCTAATGCTAGAACGATAAGTCCCAATGCGCCGTAATCGGTTAACTTTTCAAACACTCCGAATTGAGATGCCCCTGCTGCAGCTGTAACCGTTGTGTCTAGTAATACCATTTGATTTCCTTTTAGTATAATTATTTACTTTTCACAAAAACCTTATTTCAAAATTCAACATTGTCACCATGTTCATCTTCTTGGTATGGATCTTGTTTAGGTTTCTTATGAAATTTAGTATGCCAACCAAGCACTACAAATGCAATGAACAAAGCACAAGATGTTATTAATAGTCCTAAGGATTGTAATTCTTCCACTGTCATAGGTTGGATTCCGGTATTGGTTGACTAGTTGAAAACTTTTTACGTACATGATCTGCAATTGGAACTGGTCTTCCGTCTTCATCAATCCGTACAAAAGTGAATATGGTGCTACATACAACTCTTTCCTGTTCAGTGTAATAAGAAACCTTACGAGCTTCTGCTTTAATACGGATCGAACTATTACCTACGTCCACAACTTTGCAATAGATCCTAACTTGGTTGTTAACCTTTACAGCTTCTTTGAAAACCATTTCATCGATCTTCAGAGTAACCATATTAGGAGTACGGCAGTACATTGTAGCAAAACTAGCTACGGCTTCATCTAAGGCAGCTAACATTTTACCTCCGAAGAGATTTCCATGGACACCCATATCTTTGGTCATGGCAATATGAGTAGAGATTAGTTGCATTATTTACGTGTAGTTAATTGTACAATCTGATGATATGTCATTGCTAATATATCTGTTAGATCGATATGAGCAAATGAATCCGGGCAAATACCTAAAACATGTAACCAAACTTCCATTTACTTAGTTTTTAGGTTGAACCGTTAATCGTACTACTCCAGGCAATTCAGGTACATTAGGTTCGATATGAGTGATCACTCCTTCCAACTCTTTCCAATATTGTCCTAATGCCATATATGGTCCTCCTGATGGATCAAACATATCAATACGAGATTTGTCTGAAGTAACCATATGGCCATACTTCTCACAGATTGTAGACTTGTTCGGTTCATAGTACTTTGTCACTTCTTTTTGAAACTGCTCCAAAGGCATCGGATCATCTTCATCCATACAATAAGCTCCATAAGCTACGGAGTAGTCATTGGCCCAACCAAATCTAGCCCATGTAGGATTGAATCCAGACATGTGCCAAACATTGTCTTCTACTTGAGTGAAAATGATACGATCATGGTATCGATTTTCATATACAAATTGTTTCATTTCGCGTAATTAAAAAAGCCTTTTTGTGATTGATAACACGGAATAATCGAGAAATCGGATATAGATCCTTTATATTCATTGAGCATGAAACATGCCCAATCCAATGCCATGGATCGGTTCTCAAATACCATTTCGGTTTTATTAACAACCGATCCATTGCTATCATATAATTTAACTGAGAAAGAATTGAATTCCATTACTTGATAATTGCTGTAATGGAACCATCGGACTTACCTTCGAAGATATAATCTGCGAATCGAATATCCATAACACCTAACTTCTTGAACAAATAAATGCGACGAACATCTGGTCCCATCGAAGGATACTCTACGATAACCGTACCACCTTTACATTTGTTCTGAATAGAATTGAAACGATCACGTAACTTAAGTTGCGCCTTTTGTTCTTTTACTTGCTGACGGATTTCTGTCTTTGTCATAACCTTTATTTTTTATTATACTTAAAGATAAGACCTTTTTCTCATGATTCCAACCTTTTTGTT